GTATAAACTTTTGAAATGTCTGAAGCATTTTGAACTGAACTATTTATAGATATCTTTTCATCATCAAATAATTCAATTCTTCTTGCTACATCATTTATGTAAATATATAATCCTACTGTTACCATTAAATCACGTTGTTAATTAAGTTAAATGCGTAATCAAATTCTATTTCGTAATTTATGTTTCTGTCTTGTAAAGAAGTCTTTAACGTTGTGCTTTGTGTTTTAACCTCAACAGGTTTACCATCCAACAAAACAGTTTCACTTAATAACAAATCTTGTATTAAATCAGAATAGTTTTCAGGAACAAAGCCTGAGTTTAATTTAACTGACTGCTTGCCATTGATGTTGAATGATTTACTTTGCCCTTTAGAAGTGTTATAGTTAATTGAATCCTGCAGTAAGTTGTAGTTACTACCCGATACATTTATATTGTCTATACGGACTTTAAAAAAGGTTAAAAACTGCCATCCACCAAAACGATTAATATAAGAACAAATTACTGGTTCGTATTTAGGCTCGCAAATTGGAATAACTCTATACTGAAATGTAGTTTCATTGTAAGCTATAGTTAGTGTATTTCCTTTATCGTATTTAACACTTGTAGTTGATAATGGAATCTTTAACATCCCTTTAGTTTCTGTATAACCAACTACTAATTCATTTCTACCTCTTAAATCTTTATAAGTTGCAGTTACTACATCACCACTTTCAGGATTGATTAATACATTAACGTATGGAATGCTTTTAGTAATATCGTACTTAATTTCTTTTGTATTATCTGATAATAGCATAAAAGTATCTGAAGCATTGGTGTAATTGTACCCATCAGCAAAAGAAGTATATCCATTAGTTCCTAAATAAGTTGTAGTGTCTAATAATTCATAAACACCTACTGCAGTTTCTTTAAAACGTTTCACTTGTACATTAACCCACATTGTAGTAGAATCAGTTTCACCTGCAGCGTAATTAGGTGCTACGTTGTCAATGTATTCTTTTACAAAAGGACTTATGTTATAGACGTTTTCTATTTGAGTTGAACTTGCAATAGGTTTACTGAATGTATAAGTTGCAGGAGTAGGTGATGCTCCTGTACCATTCCACAATCTTAGTTCTATTTTAGAACCAACTTGTGATGTTTCGTTTACTGTAATGAAGTAAGGACTTCTTGAATATATTATCATTTTATATCTTTTAAATTGTAATCTACCATTGTATCTACGTCTTGACTAAATGCTTTCATTAAGTCTGTGTCTATGTATTTCTTGTAACCTGCTTCAAATGGTTTTGTAAAAAACAAACTTGGCTTAATTCCTTTCTGAAAAATACTTCGAGAAATAAGATACCCTGTTTGCTTGTAACTCATAAACTTCCCACTCTCTTTGTTTCGGAACTGAAAACCTCTCGCTTGTACCCATTTTAATATGCTATTTGTTAAACCACCTTTTTTACCTGTACCTGAACCAAATCTAAACGGACTATTAGGTGCTTTAGCTGAACTTGATTTACCTTTCACCCCTTGGTCTTGAAACATTCCATAATCAGCCATTGTGAAGCCCACAATTGAATAATTATCTTCTGTGACTACTTCGCCCTTCAAACTATTATATAGTTCTTTAGAAACGTTCTTATTGCTTTTAGATAAATTACTTCTACTTTGTTGTATAACGTAATCTCTAAAGCGTTTTAATACTGCATTTACTTCTTTTAGTTCTTGTGCCATATTAGCAGATAGTCATATCATTTTGTGCAATCACATTAAATGTAACTGTTACACCTGCAATTTTGTTTTCAAATCTGTCTACAAAGTATTCTATACTTGCACCATCTTGTAATTGAAAGCCATCATCATACAAATCACCACGTCTTAACATTTCAAGTAATCTTGTTGCAACCATTTGTTGTGTGTTTAACACATCTTGCTCGTTGTCATTGCCTAAAAATATATCAGTAGTAGCTTCTTTTGATTCATCTACAATATCCATACACAAAACAGAAATACTATAGTTAAAAGTATTACCATTATAAGCTGCTGAATTAATCATAATGTGACTTAAAGGGAATATAGTTTGCTTGTTTAAATCAACTTTAAATATATCACCAATGGTAACAGTATTTACAAAAGCATCTGCATCTAATTGGTCTTTGATTGCTTTGCTTATTTGGTAAAATCCTTTCATTACTTATTTTTATTTATTAATTTCATTTCTATATCAGTCTTTTCTTTTTCGAATGTTAGAAAAGTTAAACTTTGGTGTATGGGTAACTTGGAAACTTCATCAAATCTTCTAACGTTTCCTTGAGCAAGAGCATAGATACTTGAATACCATCCCCAACGTTTTCCAAATTGTGCTTGTTCAGAATATTCTGCACTTCCTGATTCTCCTCCAAATAATTTATCGTACTGCTTAATAAGTCGTTCCCTAAATTGTAAAAAAAAACCATAGCACCTAAAACTACATCCAATGGTGCGTGTCGCATTACATCAGCATAAGTAATAGAACCTTTGTATTCTTCAATATTATATTTGTCGCCTAACTTATTTGTAATCGGTCTATATAATACAGCCATTGCATTGTGCATAGTGTCCCAATCAGTTATGTAATTATCTAAATCCATATATTCACCTGTACTCATTTCGTCAAGGTTAGGTATGAATCCAAACTCTACACCACCCATTTTAAAGCGTTGTATGAACTTATTTTCTTTGCTGAATAGATTGTTAATGTTTACTGTGATTTCAGCTACATCTTTATATCGTATTGAAGCCACATCTTTTAAATCTATACCACAAAATATTTGTACCATTTTTTGCTGTAAAAATTCTCCTTCTTCATTTTCTTTTGCTATAGATAAAAACTTTTGGTATTGTGCAAGTTTAATATCGTTCAGCGTTGTTGGAATTGTTAATTCTATCTTCATTGTATTTGTTTTAGTTATAAATAAACATTTTACATTATTGTATTAAGCTATACGTTTGTGCATATAATAATGTAGTATAAAGCATTTTTATACGTAATAGCATATAACAAAAAAAGCTACCATTTCTGATAGCTTTAAAAAAGACCTATATGCTGTTCTTATGGGAAGCTATATAGGTACGGTTAATCTTCATCCGCTCGTTCACATTGCTTATCACAATATGTTTTTTCACAAGCTTCACCGCAATACCTGCATTCGTTTTCAGGGTATTCGTTTTGATAGTCGTAATATTCCATAGTTATATTTGTTTAATGTTATAGCAAATATATAAAATGATTTTAAACCTGCAAATATTTTTCAGCAATTAAATACATTTTCTGCATCTTTTTTATTTCACCAATATTTCTTGGTAGGTTAATTGGCACTTCAATCCCTTTAACGTGGTGAATGTAACATTGTATAGTTGCTATGATTTGTGCGTATGTCATCTAATAAACGTAATATGTTCCTTTGTTTGGATTTTCTAATTGATATGATACAATATATCTTAAAGCATCTATCAAGTGATTATGATTATCTATTGGTGTATTAGATTTCTTTTCTAACCAACAATAGTTGTTCAACTCTCTAATCAAATTAATTGATTCAGGTGTAATTATCAAATCGTAATCTTGTAGTAAAGCTATTCCAAATGTAACCGAACCTTGACCTTTGATTGCAGGTACTATATTCAATCCTGCAGTTTGCAATTCAGATATTAATCTTGGTTCAGCTGAATCAGCTACAATCAAACTATCTAAACAGTGCTGCTTATTTAACTGATAAATCTGTGATGTAGTTAATGCAGGTAAGTAATACCTTTCGTTAATGTATATCTTCTTATTAGCAGTATCTATATTGCATTCTACTAAAGTTGTAGGGTCATTACTAAATCCAAAATCTTGACCAAATGCAGAAGCACCAACTTGTTTGTATTCACCTATCGTCCAATTGTTAAAGATTACACCTTCAGCTTTATCTAACCATCCACCAAGAATTTGATGCTTGTACTTTTCAGGTCGTCTTTGCTTGATGTTTTCTATTTGACTTATAAAAGATTCTGATAGGTTTTCTATATTATCTAAATACGTTGTGTGAATGTAAGTAGTATCACCTTTGATTAAATTGCTTCCTGCTTGTATTCCTTTATCTTCAAAGAATTTCTTATATATGAAGTGTTCTTTTGTTGCAGGATTCAATACAAGTAGCACTCTATTCTGTACACCTTTAGTTCTAATACTGAAGTCAATCTTTTCAAATACTTCTTCATCTGTTAGTTCTTCTGCTTCATCCAATACCCAAGTAGTTACACCTGCCAAAGATTTTAAACTTGCAGTCTGTGTTCCACTGCTTGTTTTAATCCCTTTAAAGATGATTTTAGAGCCTGTTTTAAGATTTACTATTTCATCCTTCGTAATATAAAAATCGTTGCTTAAATCAGCTGATTCTATCTTATCTATAAATTCAGGAATGATAGATACATTTGCAGATGTCAAAGTGTAACGTGTAAATAGTATAACGTGTCCTACTTCATAAGTTAACAATAGCAGAAACGAGTTCAAAGAATATGATTTCCCTGAACCCCTTCCGCCTGTTATTACAAAGTACCTACTATCAGAACCAAGTAGATTATATTTGTTATTTAGACTTATCAATTTTAAATATATCTTTTATATTGAAGTCGTTAATATTGTGAGTAGTTTCAACTATTTCTTTTGGTTTGCCAAATATGTGTTCAGCAATAAACAATTGACCACGTTGTGATTCCATTAAAGTACCTTTGACAAAAGCTATCTTTGTTTCGTCTTCAGTTTCTTTATTGTATAATTCCTTTAATGCTTGGAT